TAAAAATATCTCTTAGCCACGGCGGAGCGTTTCTTGCTCTGAATGTGCCATTGTCTAATGGTCCTCCCCAGTAGCCTGGAGCTCCTTGTCCTACACTATCAGCTATATCAATGTGGAAAGTATCATCTCCCATATATCCGTTGCCTGCTCCAATACCTGTAGCACCGTAACGTTTGGTTTGTGCTATAAAGTTTTGTATGATAGGAACATCTGCCGGATTGTCTAAACTTAACCTTCTTCCTGTACTGTCTCTGAGTGCTACGTCTGCAGCCATTCCGTTGTTGTGTCTATCACTGCCTGTAAAACCTGTACTGCTATCTTGACCACCACTGCGAACATCAACATTTACGCCAGCGGCAGCACCTGCATTAGCTAGTATAGATTTAAGTTCAGAGTCAATGGGTAATTTTCTTGTGTTGGCTACACTTGATTGACTTTCTGTAACTACTCCTGTGCCGTCAGCACTAGCAGGAGGAGCTGTTTCGTCGCCGCCGGGTTCGTTAGAGAGAACATCATTTTCTGGATCAGGTTCTTGTGCATCTGCTTCATCAGTAAAACGCTCAGCTTGTGTTTTAGTTTCAGCAGTGTCTATAAATCCTTTTTCTAAGATATCAATGGTAAGACCTACATTAGTACTTGTATCTCTGAATGCATCTAATGTCATTATAAATTGACCATCACTATAACTAGCATCAACTCTTACAACACGATATATTCCTATAATGCCAAAATTCTGTTCACTTACATCCATTAGACCTGTTTGTTGATCAGGATATGTTGGGAAGTTTAAGTTTAAGAAATAGTTTAGTCCGCCTCGTTGATATGGTGCACTTTGTTTATCGTCAGTTATATCAATTCTATCTGTTACTTGTAATCTTTGAGATGCACTCTTTGGCTTACCTAACCAGTAAGGATCACCTCTTATTTGTATTTGTTGTTGAACTAGGTCACTTAAAGTATTGAGATTAAGTTCGACTGCACCTAACATCACTGCACTTGTTGTATCACCATCATCGGCTCCTACTGTTGCAGTACTAGTCACCGGACCTTCATTAAATGAAAGTATAGCAGGATTATCTGAGCTATTATTTTTTAATGCAACATCATCTTGTGTAATATATCTCTGTAATACAGTTGGTAATCTCTGAGTTTTTGTATTTCGTTTACTATATTCTTCTAATGCCTCTGTAGCAAGATTGAGTGCATTAGCTGCTTCTTCTTTTTTAATATTAATCTCAGATTCGAGTCGTGAAATTCTATCTCTGGCATCGTTTTGAGAAAGCTCTCTTTCTCCAGTGGCTAACTTGTTTGATGCTTCTAGTTCTTTTTGAGCTGATGATAATTGACTTTCAAGTTGCGATAGCTCCTTAGCCATTCTCTGAGCATCTGTTTTTAGTATGTTTATTTCCTGCTTTTCCTCTGACATTCCTGCTAGTGCATTTGATCTATTTGTAAGTTTTCCATGATTAATAGCTTGTAATTGAAAATAGCTGTTGTTCAGTGTTACATCTAAATTTAGAACTTCTGTATTCATTCCTGTCAATGTGTAATCAAAACGTTTTCTTAGTAAACCGTTTTTAATAATTTTCTTCATTCTGTTAACTTGAATACTCGAACTGCCTAGCATTTGTTGATGACTAACAGGATCGTGTATAACTTCAGTTGCGGCAAATTTTTTCAAAAAGAATGTAATCTTCTGTTGATAATTTTTAGAAAGTTCGTCATACTCTTTATATTCTACATCAGTATCGAAAACAAACCAGCTACTTAATTCTGAGAAAGTTGGTGCTTTTGCTTCTCCATCATCTGTATTGTCTTTGTGGAAGCCTCCGCTGAAGGTTGGCAATTTTCTAAATTCTACTGTTTGCATTAGTGCTATAACAATTGCAGTATTCACTGCTGAGCCTTGTTTAAAAGTAAATGTAAGTGTACCATCTCCACTAACACTTGTGCTTTTTAGACTAGTATCACCTGATTGCGCAGCTTGGCCAAATTTCCAATTTCTCCATTCTGCTGTATCTCCTCTTGCATCTAACACATATTCAGTGGGTAATAGTTGATTCTGACTTAACACAGTCTTTGAAAGAGATTGCTCATTTATTTTTTCTTGCAACCGATCTAAAAATTGCCCAAATGTGTTTACATTATTAATAGTAAACTGTCCTTTAATATGTAAGTTAGTTGTTTTATATGCATCTTGGTGTGTTTCAATCATATCTGCTCTATAAGAAGTTGCTCCTTCTTTATAATCAAATGTTAGTTGTGACATACTTGTCATATAATAGTAAGGCCCTACTATATTATTAGTTGCAACACCATTGCTATCATATCCTACAAATCTTAGTTCTAGTAGATAACAAGCATGAAGATGATTTTGTATTTTTAATTTCTGCGCTGCTAATAATATTCTGTTAAACAGTGTAGCTCCGCCTGGTTCAATTAAATCAAACACAAACATATTAGCAAGTGCGTTTCTATCTTTGTTATTTTTAAATGCAAGTACCATATTTTGTTGAACAGATTGTATGTTGATTTCACTTTCAACACCACTCTCCGCAAGTACAACTACTTGTTTTTTGCGTATGTTCTCTTCAAACCTATGTGCATTCTGAGGATGAACCATATACATGGTCCACTTATAAGTGTAGTTGTCATAACTGTTAAGAATATTTTCTTGGTATATATAATCTCTACTAGCCATTAGCTATTTCCGGATGATTTATATGTTTTCGGCGCTTGTATTTTTTTACCACTTGTAAAATCCATTATAGGATCTTTAATAGAATCTCTATTATAGTGTACAAATATCCACCATAGTCTACTACTACCATACATGTCATATGCTAGGATATCAGGTCTCTTGTGATATTTTGGTTGTATTACAAGTGTAGTTTGATTTTCATCTAATTCATCTTGAACAATAATAGGTTGTAACAAACCTAAATATTTTAAATTTACTGTGGTTTGACTGTAACTACTTGTGGATTTATATTCTACTGACATTAAATGAACCCATCCTTATATCCGCTTCCATTAATAAAATTGTGTGTGCTATATACACGTTTTTGTCTATCTGGATTTATTTGTATGCTCATGCCAATAAAGAAGTTCATCAATGTAGGAACTTGTGTTCCGTTAATATCTTTGAGATCTATACTGCTGTCATATGTTGTACTAAAACTTTCTAGCACAACAGGTATGTTGTTAAACTGTTGTTCTCCAAATGCACTAAAACGTAGTACAGGAGGAGGAGTACCTGAACTAGGACTTTTACCTAAATCGTTTTTACCAAAAAACATCTTGCTAACACTACGCAAAAAATGTAGTACACCAAGTGTGTACTCGCCTTCTTCTTGTGTAATACTAGCAAACTGAGTTGTTAGTTGCATAGTAGGACTAGGTGTATTTCTATAAGCATTATATGTATAGTTAGTGTGTGTCATGTCATAAGGACTATAGTTTACACTTTGACTATAAGTTATGTCAGGTTGATAAGGAAACAATATACCATTATGTTTCCTCAGAGGACTTGCAGGTCCATTAAAGTAAAAAGCAGTTGTACCTGATGCACCACTACTACTGGGCGGGCCTTGTCTGCGAAGGCCTCCAGGTGCAAGTGTAAGTCTCGCTCTATTTTCAGCTAGCACTGCCATTTAGTTTTCCTTTAATAAATTCGTACACTTGTTGATTAATACTTCCAAAAAATTCTCTGAACTTCATCATCTTTTGATTATCGTTTAGACTATCATTTTTCATTGCGTTTCTAAAATCAGTAGCACTCATGCCACCTTCTTGTATTGGTACTTCTAGTATATATCCTGCTTGATCACCTGGAACCATTTCTGCTCCTGGTTCATAATCTCTGAGATAGTTTCCGCCTTTTAGTCTCCCTGCGTCTTTGGCACTGAACACTAATACAATTGCAGTGTTAGCAGGGTTTTTGCCTGTTAAACTAACATCAGGTCTGTATGGACTGGTTTGTACAATTTGTTTAGCAGGTATACCAAACATGTTTTGCATAATGCCAGTTTTTTCTTCATAACTAAATGGATCCTTTTCAGGCGTTGCATTCTTGGCTATTGTAGTAGCGATAAATACGTTAGAGGAACCAAACTGTTCCACTAGATCCATATAAACTTTATGATGACCTTTGTGCATAGGCTGAAATCTACCGCCATAAAAAACAGCAATATCCGTAGCCACATCTTCTGTCAGTTGTACATATCTCATTGGATTCTCCTATATATGTATTTATAGCTGAATTAAATGCGTACTGATTGACATCTTAGTTTATTGACATTATACTATAGAAAATAAGGAACTACAATGAGGAAACAAAATTATTTAAACAACAAAGACATGCTCAAAGAGATACACAAAAGTAAACTTACCTTTTGTAGTGTTATAGACGACGAGTATGCAAGATTCGATGTAATAGTAGAAACTATCGAAGATATTAATAATCCCGAATTTATACAGTTAGCTAAAGAAAATAGAGCGCATCAATTGAGTGTGCAAGCATACGAAGCTGCATTCCATGAATGGTATGATGGTGCTCGTAAAGCTAGTCAAAAACCCAAACAAATTAGTCACAAAGTAGACCCAGACACAATTGACGAAAAAAGTCTTGTGTTTAGATTAATGACATTTGATCATGTACCACTAGAGCCTGGCAGAAAAAGCAAGCCTAAAACTGTAGCAGATCATCACAGCAAATGTAACTTTCCTCCATTCAAGCACTATGCATATGTAAATGGCGAGCTTAGAGAATGTGTTAGAAGTCACTGGGAAGGTGGATTTGATAACGGAAAGTTCAATACACAGCATGGTAAGATCACAAACAATCTAGCAAAGATGTATATTAAACTATGTGAACGTTACAGTATGCGCAGTAACTGGCGTGGCTATACATATGTAGACGAAATGCGCAGTCATGCACTGCTGCAACTAAGTCAAATTGGACTACAGTTCAATGAACTTAAAAGTCAAAACCCATTTGCTTACTATACAGCCGCAGTTACCAACAGTTTTACAAGAGTGTTGAACTTGGAAAAACGTAATCAAAACATTAGAGATGACCTACTACAACAAAATGGACAAATGCCCAGTTGGACACGCCAAATCGAACACGAAATGGCAGAACGTGCTAAATGGGACGAACAAGCCGACAAAGAACGTAAAGAACACGGCTTCAACATATAGGTTGACATCCTCAATTATCGACAGTAGTATAAGAGAAGTTATAACTTCTTTGAACGGAGACCCATGACATTCTTTAATAGAGCCGCATGTTTTACAGACATACATTTTGGCAACAAAAACAACAGCAAACAACACAATCGAGACTGTGCTGACTTTGTAGATTGGTTCATTGAACAAAGCGAAGATTGCGAAACTTGCATCTTTCTTGGAGACTGGCACCATCACAGATCAAGTGTAAACGTTAGCACACTCAATCACAGTGTAGAGAATGTGGGCAAACTAAGTCGTGCATTCAAACAAGTGTATATGATTATGGGCAACCATGACCTATACTATCGTGAGAAACGTGACTTAAACAGTTTACCATATGCAGGATTGTTTGATAATGTTACGCTAGTTGAAGATATGTTAGTGCAAGATGATATTGCACTTGTACCTTGGTTAGTAGGAGATGAATGGAAAAATTTACAAAAGACCAAGTGTAGATATATGTTTGGTCATTTTGAACTTCCGTTCTTTAAAATGAATGCTATGGTAGAAATGCCAGATCATGGAAGTCTAAATGCAGAACATCTACAAGGTCCTGAGTATGTGTTTAGTGGACACTTTCACAAACGTCAAGCCAAAGGCAACGTACATTATTTGGGTAGCCCATTTGGTCACAACTATGCAGACACATGGGATGACGATAGAGGCATGATGAAGTTAGAATGGAATGGTGTGCCTGAGTATATTGATTACCCCGGACCGCGATACAGAACTGTGCCTCTGAGTAGACTAATAGATGAACCTGAAAAGATTCTCAATGAACACACATATTGTCGTGCTACATTGGATATCAATATCAGTTATGAAGAAGCAAGTTTTATTAAAGAAACTTTCAGCCAACAGTACAACGTTAGAGAGATAGCGTTGATCCCTAGCAAAAAGGAAGAGCATACACAGGATTGGAAAGTTGTAGACGACATTGAGGTTGAAAATGTAGACCAAATCGTGTACAATAGTTTAAACGCTGTAGACAGCGAAATGATAAACAAAATGATCCTTGTAGACATTTATAATTCCCTATGATTACACTTAACAATATTACCGTAAAGAATTTTATGAGTGTTGGTAATGTAACGCAATCTGTGCGTTTTACTGACAATGGCTTAACATTAGTGTTGGGCAATAACTTAGACTTAGGGGGAGATGGTAGTCGTAACGGCACAGGCAAGACCACTATCATTAATGCACTAAGTTATGCTGTATATGGAAACGCACTCACTAACATACGCAAAGATAATCTTGTAAACAAAACAAACAGCAAAAGTATGCTGGTTACACTGGATTTTGAGGTAGAAGGCACAAAATATCGCATTGAAAGAGGTCGTAAGCCCAATGTGCTTAAATACTATGTCAACGAACAGAACGTTGACGAAGACGAAGCACAAGGCGAGAATCGTCAAACTCAAGCACAAATAGAAAAACTGTTTGGTATGAGTCATGACATGTTCAAGCACATTGTTGCACTTAACACATACACAGAGCCTTTCCTCAGTATGAGGGCAAATGATCAAAGAGCGATCATCGAGCAATTACTAGGCATAACAATGCTTAGTGAAAAAGCAGAGGCACTAAAAGAACAGCAAAGGCTGACCAAAGATGCAATCAAACAAGAAGAATATCGAATTAACGCAGTTGAAGAAGCAAATGCCAGAATTGAAAAAAGTATTGGTGATCTGGAACGACGGCAAAAAATATGGCGAGATAAACAAACGTCTGATGTCGAAAGTATCCAACAGCAAGTCAACACACTCGAAAAGATAGACATACAAACAGAGCTTAACAATCATGCGCTACTAACTGATTACCTCGATAAGAAAACACAAGTAAACACATTAGAAGCAGAAATTGCAAAGCTAGTAAACAGTATTACTAGAGAACAAAAGCGTTTAGAAAAAGCACAAAAAGATCTGTTAGCAACTGAACAACATCAATGTTATGCATGTGGGCAAAGTATCCACGATGTACAACACGAAGAGATTCTTGCGACAAAACAAGAAGCAGTAAAAGAATCTCAACAACATATTGACGATGATACAAATCTCAAAGCAGAATACGAAGATGCACTAGTACAACTAGGAGAACTTGGACAAATTCCAGTTACACACTATAACAAACTACAAGAAGCACTAGAGCACCAAAACACTGTTAATAATCTAAACACAGAAGCAAAACGTATTGCTAACGAAACTGATATGTATCAAGAACAAGTTGATGCACTAAAAGAAACTGGACTACAAGAAGTTGATTGGAATAATATGAATGATCTAACAGTAATGAAAGATCATCAGGACTTCTTGTACAAACTGTTAACAAACAAAGATAGTTTTATCCGCAAACGTATCATTGAACAAAACTTACAGTATCTAAACAGCAGACTTGCTTACTACTTGACTAAACTAGGATTACCACATGAGGTACAGTTCCAACCTGATCTTACAGTTGAAATCACAGAGCTAGGTAGAGAACTAGACTTTGATAACTTGAGCAGAGGTGAACGCAATAGACTTATACTTGGCCTTAGTTGGGCATTTAGAGATGTGTTTGAAAGCATGAACACACCTATAAATTTCCTTGCTATTGACGAACTTATTGACAGTGGCATGGATACAAATGGTGTGGATGCTGCACTGAGTGTACTTAAAAAAATCGAGCGTGAACGCAACAAAAATATCTTCCTAATCTCACACAGAGATGAACTAGTAGGTCGTGTAAACACAATACTACAAGTTATTAAAGAAGGTGGGTTTACTACATTTAGTACTGATACAGAGTTTGTAGATGCCGAGTAATCCTAAGATATATGAAAGCCCAGACGGAGGCAAAACTGTATATGAAAGAGACTTTGGTTCTTCGCAATCTAGTCGTAAAATTATATATCATCCACAAGAATTATTAACAAAGAAGATACTACCTATAGACATATTTTATAAACTTTTTGGAAAAAAACTATGAGAGATCACAACGAAGACCAATACACAATACACATTGATAGCTTTAATAACAAAGGTCAAAAAGCTGACGATGATTTTGAAACTTGGTTAGAAACAGAATCTCCTTTATTAGGAGATACAACATTATCTATTGTGGATAATGCTTCTATGTACAACACATATGCAACGACATCATCATATGCTAATAAGTCTATCAATACAAAATCACTCAAATACAGCATGCCAATAGATATACTTTACAAATGGTATCCAGTACAAATGAAAGAGATAGAAAACGATGACGAAGTTCCTTTTTGATGTAGACGGCACACTAACCGATCCAAGAAAACAAATAGATCCAGAGTTTGAACAAGTGATGCTGGAGTTTGTAAACAATCATCAATGTGTAATTGTAACAGGCAGTGACAGACCAAAAACTGTAGAACAGATTGGTTTAGAGCTCACTAATGCTTTTGAAAGGGTATATCATTGTAGCGGCAATCATGTGTTTATTGGTAGTCAAGAACACCATAAAAACACATGGACACTCACTCAACAGCAACATGACTTTTTACAACAACAAGTAGACAGTATAGATTATCCAGAGAAAACTGGTAACCATATTGAACAAAGAACTGGTACTGCAAACTTTAGTATTGTAGGAAGAAATGCAGACTGGGATCAACGTGCTAGATATGCTGAATGGGAACAACACCATCACGGAAGACAGTTGGTGTCATTAGCGTTTAATGAAATGTTTGACGATGCTATTGCACAAGTTGCAGGAGAAACTAGTATTGATATTTTCCCTCAAGGATGTGACAAAAGTCAAGTACTAAAACACTATATAGACACAAGAACAATCTTTTTTGGAGACAATTGTTACCCAGGCGGCAATGATTATAGTGCGGCACAAGCTAGTACACATTTTCATCAAATTGACCGAGGATATCAACAAACTTGGGAAATCTTAAAAAAGAGGTATATTTAGGTTGACATTAGCCAAGTTCGGCATATATACTAGTTGCTATATACTAACATGCAATGGACTTATCAAGGCAAACTTATTGAACAAATACCAGAGGAATACGTAGGTTTCGTATATCTCATTACCAACACCACGAATGGCAAAAAGTACATTGGCAAAAAACTGGCACAATTTAAAGTAACTAAAAAACCCCTCAAAGGCAAAAAGAACAAGAGACGATCAACTAAAGAAAGTGACTGGCGCACATATTGGGGCAGCAGTGACAAGTTGAACGCAGATATAGAAGATTTAGGCCCAGAGAACTTTACAAGAGAAATACTTTACTTCTGCACAGGCAGAGGCGAAATGAGTTACTTAGAAGCTCGTGAACAGTTCGATCGTAAAGTGCTAGAAACAGATGAATATTACAACGGCATCATAAACGTCCGTGTAGGCGGATCCAAGGCACTTGTAGAATCCCTTAATAGACACCAGTCATAATATAGCCTCCTAATCAAAAGCATTGAGATTGTGCATAGCAATATGTACCGTCGGATCTTGCTGAGGCAAAACAAACCAAAAGAGTGGGCTCTACTGTGCCATTGTAACCCACAGATATCCAGTAATGTTGACGTTATAGCATCTGGAGTTTCTGCGTCTTAAGCAGTGAGTAAAGGGGTAGCGCAAGACCGCCTCTGCCTATATTAGGTTTCACTATAACGGAGCGATCTGGAGCGGGGTAATGACCTTTAGCTTTTTTTTTGCACTTGGCTGTAACAAGCTAAGTGCGACTGAAAACAGGGTAATAACTAATCATAATAAAAATTATATCTTAGTAAGAAATATCATACGAAATGAAATGAGTATGACGATGAGCTTTAGCTCTTCGAAGAAACATTAAAACGTTGTACGTTTATTCCCTTTCATAGCTTCTGCTTTCTTTTCGTTTCTATCAATGATAAGTTTCTGAATTTCATCTATCTTTTCTATTGGAAGATTATATAGTTCTGTTAGATTAAAACTTCCATCAGAATACAAAACTATAGAGTTTACTTGGTCTCTTAGACGTTTTTGTGTATTTTCATATCTTTTGATTATTTCAGTTACTTTGGTTTGATCTTTTACTGTTCTGAGGATATATTTTTGAAAAAAAAAGCGGGATTGAATTCCACTATTCCATCAAAATCTTTAGCACAATCTTCGTGACTACAAGTAAAGTTAAAATTGTTATCCATACCATTATTGTTAAGTTGCTTTACTCTTGTTTCTATCGCAGTGATGACATGGCGTTTAGCATTGTTTATGTATTCAATGATGTGTTGCATATTATTAACTTGTGTTTCGTCTGGAAGTGTTATACTCACTATTGAATCTGCTATTAGTGCAATATTAGCTGAACTTACTATATTAAAACTTTCCTTATACTTTTCATCTTGTTCTGCTGTTTTTATGTCACCTGCTTCTACTATTGAATTTAATAAGGACACACTTTGTATATTTTTAATATGAAATGTATTGAGTGCAGCAACTGTGTTAGGTCTAAGTTCGAACATTAAACCGTCAATTTCAATTTTATCATCATCGTTGATTTGTCTTACTTTGCTTAAAACACTAGGTAAGTCGATGTCGTATGTGCTAGGTCTATCACAGTGTGTGCAATTTGTTTCGATAGACATTTGTTTGTCGTATGTTGATGCTCTGCTTGCTAATAATAAAACATCAAAATCAGGCAAACTTATCTCATAAGGGTTTTCGATATCAGGTATAATACTTTTTAACAACTGAAATAAACTCTCACCGTTAAACAATCCATCAGGAATACTTAATAATATCTCATCATGTAGTGTCATAGGCATAACACCTATTTCTCCATCTTCGGTGAGTCTAGGCTTGTTAGATAGCCATCTACCTTGAGTGGGTAGTCGAACATAAATTTCTTTTTGTCTAAAGTGTCCTGCTAGTGGATTGTTCATTTTTTTGCCTATAAATAACTATGTATAAAAGTATTTATCTAAATTAAGTGAGCAGTTAATGGCATCCTTCAAATTCGGGTCACAAACAGTTGATGTAGACGTTAGTGAATTGGCTAGCGAACGTACTCTCAATGAGTTACTAGGTGCACAAAAAGCACTTAATGCAGCATTGGGTGCAGTAAAAGACGAAGGCAATCAAAGCAATAATATTCTAGCTGGCATCAAACGTACCATTGCACAAGGAAACAAAGACAATGATAATAGTAATAAAGCCCAAGCGAGAAGCATAAGGTCTGGTGTTAGTAACGCTTATAACAGTATAAAGAAAGAATCAACAAGTGCAACAACGTTTGATTCAGCGTTGTCGGGATTTTTCAAGAGTATAAACGCCGGTAAAATTGCAACAGCGTTTGGTATGGCAAACGCCGCAGCGATATCATTAGGTGATTCAATGAGATTGCTGGAAAGATTTGGACTAGAAAGTTTCGGTAACGATATTATTGACATTAATAATAGATTAGCAGGTGTAGGACTATCACTCAATGAATTTGGACAAATTATTGGAACTAACACACCAGTGATGAGAGGTTTAGCAAATAGTGCTAATGAAGGAAGTAGAGAATTTTTAAGTTTAGTAGAGAATTTTAGAATGGGTGCAAGAGCCGCCGGCGGCTTTACAATGACCAGTGCTGAAATGGCAGAGTTTCTAGCTGAAGAATTAGAAGTACGCAGAGCTAGTATGGATGCTGAACAATTTAGAAATACTACAATGGAAGCATTTAATGGTGCTATCTTAGAAAATTTAACACAACAAAAAGCTATGGCTAAAGTAACAGGTCAAGATGTAAGAGAACGACTCAAAGCACAAATGACTGCTAAAAACAGTGTTATTGCACAAAGTTTTTTGAATGAACAAAGTGATGAAACTCGTAAAAAATTCGACGCAGTAGCAGGTGCATTAAGTAGGATACCAGGCGGCGATAAATTAGGCGAAGCTATTATTAATGGTATTGCTACAGACTTGCCTGCTAATGCATTTGCTCCTGAATTAATTGCACGACTAGGTAGTGGTGCAGAAGAGTTAATTAGTTTTATCGAACAAGGATTTGCAGGCGGCGGTGACATAGACATTACACAACTAGAAAAAATGGTTGAAGGTGTTAGCGATAATATGGGTCAAGGCGGTAATATACTAAGAACATTAGCGGCTACAGGTGATACTATTGCAGCAGAAATGCTAACTATTAATCAAAAAATGGTTAGAACACAAGATGATCTTAGTAAACAATATACATCCGCATATACTGAATTAATCAATGGAGTGACAACTAGTGGTAGTAATCTAGTTACTGCTATGGAAGAACAAGCAACATCTATAAAAGCAGTACAAACAGAATTAGCATTAAACATTGCTGATCCTGAAGGAATAGGAACCCAAGCTCTAGAAACTTTTACACAATTTACTGAAGGAATTAATACTTTCTTGCAAGGAGAGTTTGCATCAAATTTAGCAGCTGGAGTTGGAGCAGGACTGTCTGAACTAGGACCTCAGATTGTATATGAACTAGGTCAAGGAAACGCTCCCGACGTATCAGAAACGGCTTTCCTAGGGGGAGTTGTTGCAAGAGCAGTAGGACAAGACGCAATCGCTAATATTATGCAACTTGGACAACAAGGTAAAGCACTAGCGTCTGGCGGTGCAGCATTCCTCAGAGACTTTGAGCCAACGGTGACGTCATATGATGAAAACGGTCAACCTGTATACAGTCAAGAAGATCAAGCAATTCTAGATCTCAGAGACAAGTTTGAAGAGGCAAGGACTATGAATATTAGTGTAGCAAGTATCACAGAATTAGCTAAATCTTTTGCGAGTGCTTTGAGTCAGGTAATGGACTAATGATAATATACTGACTTGACAAAACACATAAATACACTATAATAAAGAAAAAGAGATTCAAATGAGTTGGAAGAAACATTTTACAGCATACGGCGGGCAAGCTACTGATAGTATGAAGCCTAGTAGTGCTAGCCGCTTTCAGAGCTGGTTACCTGAAGTTTACAGTGGGCAACCTAATAGAGTTGAGCGTTACGCACAGTATGATCAAATGGACATGGACAGCGAGATTAACGCTGCCCTTGACATTATTAGCGAATTCAGTACACAAGTAGATGAAGTAACAGGTGTTCCTTTCAGAATCGAATACAAGGAAACTGCTACAGAAAGCGAAGCAAAGATACTAGAGTCAACACTTAATCAATGGTGTAATCTACAAGACTGGGACAAGCGTATCTTTAGAATGTTTAGAAACAGCATCAAGTATGGTGATCAGTTCTTTATCAGAGATCCGGAAACATGGGAATTATATTATGTAAATCCTGTTGATGTTACCAAAGCAGTTGTAAATGAAGCCAAAGGCAAAAAGCCTGAGCAGTACATTGTTAAAAACATTGATCTCAACATGCAAGAAAAAACTGTAAGCCAACCAGTACAACACAGTCAAACATACAGTAGTGTAAACAGTATGATGCGTGGACAAGCAGTGGACAAAAGTGCTTATGGACAACAAGCAGGACAGTATGATCCAGGCACAGGTAACATACAAGAGTACACAGTAGACGCAAGCCATGTTGTACACTTGGGTATGACAGAAGGCATGGACATGAATTGGCCTTTTGGTAGCAGTATCTTAGATCCAATTTTTAAAACATACAAGCAAAAAGAATTGCTTGAAGATAGTATTATCATTTATAGAGTACAACGTGCTCCGGAACGCAGAGTGTTTTATGTTGATGTAGGTAATATGCCTCCCAACAAAGCTATGGGTTTTGTTGAGCGTGTTAAAAACGAAATTCACCAAAAGCGTATTCCGAACAAAACTGGCGGCGGTACAACTATTATGGATGCCGCATACAATCCACTTAGCATCATGGAAGACTACTTCTTTGCACAAACTGCTGAAGGCAGAGGTAGCAAAGTCGAAGTGTTACCTGGCGGAGATAACTTAGGTCAAATTGACGACTTGCGTTACTTCACAAACAAAATGCTAAGAGCATTGCGTGTGCCCAGCAGTTACTTACCAACAGGTCCAGACGATGGAACAGCAACATACGTAGATGGTAGAGTAGGTACAGCATTTATTCAAGAGTATAGATTTAATCAATACTGCATGAGACTACAGAATGCACTAGCACCTACCATGGACAAAGAATTCAAACTGTTTATGAAAAACAAAGGTTTGAGTATTGATGCAAGTTTGTTTGATTTAAAATTTGTAGAGCCTCAGAGCTTTAGTCAATACAAAGAGATTGAAATCCACAGCGCAAGAGCAAATGTATTTGGTAGCTTAGAAGGCGTAAACTACATGAGCAGACGTTTCTTAATGGAGAAATATTTAGGCTTAACTGAAGATGAGATTCTAAAGAATGAGCGTATGTGGGAAGAAGAAAACGAAAGTGGTGTAACTCCAGAAGGAGATTCAATGCCAGGATTAGGCAACGTAGGAGTACGTGGCTTTGATGTTCCGGACGGCAGTGACATTGATATGAATGTAGATGCACCTACTGACGATACAGAATCAGGCGCTAGCCCGATAAGTGGTGCAGAAGCTGCGCCAACAGGAGACCAAAATGCGTGACGCAGAATTTTTAAAAGAGTATTATGACGCTGAAGAAAACAACTATGCAAATAGAAAAATAGACGATGTGCGTAAGCAACGACTAACACTAAAGCACCTTAATCGACTAAGAAAACAGCGTGAAGTGCATAATGTTGAGCATGCAAATAGAACAAAACGTGTAAAGAAAATTTACGCAAGACCTGCTGCAACTTAATAATTTTCAGTTAAATTTTACTTATCTTATGAGCGAAATCATAAAATACCCATTTTTTGGGCCTTTTATCAAGCGAAACGTCTTGGTATTGTAAATATAGATGTAAACCATCTTGGTAAGCCTGTAATTTTTTAAGGAGAAATGATATGAGCGAACACAAGGAATCTTTAGTTAAGGTCCTTGAATACATCGTCAACGATGAGCAGGACAAAGCTGCTGATCTCCTACACAGCGTATTTGTTGAGAAAGCCAAAAACCATTGGGCAAGTATCACTGAAAGCGATGAAGTAGTAGAAGACGAGATTCAAGAAGAAGATCTTGATGAGACTATCGATCTTGATGAAGCTGACGATGATTCAGAGGACGACGAAGTAGAAGAGGCAATTAATGCTTCTGATGCTGAAGAAGATTTCCTTGATGATATCGAAACAGCTGAAGAAGAGATCGCAGACGAAGAAATCATGGACGATGAGGACATGGATGACGAAGAAATGGCAGAACCAGAAATGGATCTAGCTATGGACATGGATGCAGACGGTGACGCACCAGAAGGTGAAGAATCAGATGCAGAAGAAGCAATGGATAATGTAGAAGACGCAATTGCAGAACTACGTGCAGCATTTGCAGACATGATGGGCGATGAACCAGCAGAAGACGAGCCAGCAGAAGAAGCAATTGCTTTTGAAGCAGACGAAGTTGAAGCAATGGAAGAAGGCGCTACAATGTCAGCAGTTAGTGTATCACACAGTGATAACAGTGACAAAGGCAGTCCAGTAGCCAAAGGCGCTGGTAATGCACATGCTTCTCCACACCCAACAGACACAAAAGAAGGCGCTAAACCAAGTGCTCCTGCTGTGAAAGACATGGGTGTAACAGGTCCACAAGAAGCCGGATCGCCAAGTGCAGCACCTGCACCAAAGCGTGAAGACACAAAGTCGGACAGTCCAATCAGAGGAATGAAGTAATATGTTTACCTCGCTAAAAGAACACTTAACATTTAATCAGGCAAATATTGTCACCGAAGCTATCGAAGAAGCTCACGGTGGCAAAAGCCTGTACATGAAAGGTATCTTTATTGAAGGCGATGTACGCAACCAAAACAATCGTATCTATACCAAAGAAGAAATTCATAGTGCTGTAAAAAGTATCAATGAAAAAATTAAAGGTGGATACAGTGTATTAGGTGAAGCTGATCATCCAGATGACCTGAATATCAATTTAGATCGTGTAAGTCACATGATCACTGAAATGGATACAGACGGCGCAAATGGGATCGGCAAACTTAAAATTCTACCAACTCCAATGGGAAACATTTGTAAAACCCTATTAGAGAGTGGTGTAAAACTAGGCGTGTCAAGCCGAGGCAGTGGCAATGTTAACGAAAGCGGAATAGTTAAAGATTTTGAGATTATTACCGTAGACATCGTAGCAAATCCAAGTGCTCCTGATGCTTACCCTGATCCAATCTATGAAAGAATTATGAATCATAGTAGGGGTAATGTACTTTTGGATGTCGCTAGTGCAACTAGACACGACAAAGGCGCACAACGTTATCTCCAGGAAGAGGTGACAAATTTTATAAAAAACCTGAAGTATAGGAGAGATTAATATGGCTCATGCAATGGATGAACTATTAAACTCAAATACGCTCTCCGAAGAGGTCAGATCTTCATTATCTGAGGCTTGGGATACCCAACTAACAGAAGCTCGTGAGACAATCACAGCTGAACTTAGAGAAGAATTTGCACAACGTTATGAAAATGACAAAGCGCAGATTGTTGAAGCCGCAGACACAATGATTGGTGATGTTATTGCAAAAGAACTTGAAGAGTTCCACGCAGACAAAGCTAAAGTTGCAGAAGATCGTGTAGCCTATCGCAAGCATATGAAAGAGCATGCAAAACTGCTTGATTCATTTGTGATGGATACACTTCGCAAAGAAATTAACGAACTTCGCGAAGACCGAGTTGTTCAAGAATCAAACATGTCAAGGCTAGAAGGCTTTGTTATGGAACAACTCACTAAGGAGCTCAATGAGTTTCATGAGGACAAACGCTCACTAGTTGAAGCAAAAGTCAAAATGATTAAAGAAGGCAAAGAAGTTATTAATCAAACTAAAGCAGACTTCGTTAAAACAGCCGCAACAAAGGTTAACGGAATTCTTGAGAACACACTCAAGAGTGAACTTAACACACTACGTGAAGATATCAAAACAGCTAAAGAAAATACCTTTGGTCGTAAGATTTTCGAAACGTTTGCAGCTGAGTTTATGGGTAGCTACTTAAACGAAGGAACAGAAGTTTCTAAGTTATCAAAAGTAGTTGAAAGTCTACAAGGTGAGATTGAAAACAAAGACAAAGCCATTGCTGAGAAAGAAGTATTAGTACAAGAGAGCGCAAAACGTGCTCGTATTGCTGCTGATACAGCAGAAAGAAAGCAAATTATGCAAGAAATGATGCAACCTCTCAGCAAAGACCATAAAGAGATTATGGGTGCATTGCTTGAAAGCGTAAAAACTGACAAGCTACAAAATGCATTTAATAAGTATCTACCATCAGTATTGAAGGAAGATGCTAAAAAACCACAAAAGAAGGTACTCAGTGAATCTGTAACAGAAGTCACTGGTGACAAAGCCAAAGCATCAGCATCAGCTGACACGCAGACAGCTGATATTGTTTACCTTCAAAAACTAGCCGGTATTAGTTAAGGAGACCGAAATGGCAGACAACCTAATGGAAAATTGGAGCGAAACTAAAGTAGCTCTAACAGACGGTCTAACTGGGACTAAGAAAAAAGTGATGGAAACAACACTTGAGAACACTAAGAACTACCTCGCAGAGGCAGCTACAACTGGTGCAACTCAAGCAGGAAACGTAGCAACACTTAACAAAGTAATTCTTCCAGTAATTAGACGTGTTATGCCAACTGTTATCGCCAACGAGATCGTTGGAGTACAGCCTATGACAGGCCCAGTTGGACAAATTCACACACTTCGTGTACGTTATGCAGAAGCATTTAACTCAACGAGTGGTATTGACACATCAGCAGGCGATGAGGCACTAAGCCCATTCAAAATCGCAGCTGGTTATTCAGGTGCAGCGGACGATAAAGCGGCGGCAACAAGCGCATTAGAAGGCGATGCTGGTAAAAAACTAAGCATTCAAGTTCTAAAGCAAACTGTTGAAGCTAAATCACGTAAGCTATCAGCACGTTGGACATTTGAAGCAGCACAAGACGCACAAAGCATGCATGGTCTTGACGTTGAAGCAGAAATTATGCAAGCTCTTGCACAAGAAATTACTGCTGAAATTGATCAAGAAATCATTGCAAGCCTAACAAGTCTTGCTGGTGCAGCATCAGACACATACGCACAAGGTAGCGTAAGTGGTACAGCAACATTTGTTGGTGACGAGCATGCAGCTCTTGCAGTTCTAATCAACAAAAATGCAAACACAATCGCAGCTCGCACACGTCGTGGTGCAGGTAACTGGGCGGTTGTAAGTCCAACAGTACTAACAGTACTACAGAGTGCTACAACTTCAGCATTCGCACGTAGCACAGAAGGTACTTTTGAAGCACCAACAAATACAAAATTCGTTGGTACACTAAACGGTACAATGAGAGTATACGTAAACCAGTACGCAGCTAACGATGATGTACTAGTAGGATACAAAGGCGCAACAGAAACTGATGCGGCTGCGTTCTACTGCCCATACATTCCGTTAATGAGTAGTGGTACAGTACTTGACCCAAGTACATTTGAGCCAGTAGTTAGCTTCATGACACGTTATGGTTATGTAGAACTAAGCAACCAAGCAAGCTCGCTTGGTAATGCTGCTGATTACCTAGCAAAAATTGCTGTAACAACAGGTCAACTTGCATTTACATAATATGTAATTGTTTTAATAAACAAGAAACAGGGGCTACGGCCCCTGTTTTTATGACTAGCGTTTATAAATATGTATAACAGGAGTTTATTCAATGACAGTAATAAGATCAGCAGACAAGATTAAATTTGACGCTACTAGCACGGTAGAAGTCCAAGACACTAGTTTAAGGTTAGCAAATTTAACCACCACACAGAGAAATGCATTAACTGCTAGCAACGGAGATATGATTTATAACTCCACTATAAATCAATTTGAAGTTTATGAAAATGGTACATGGCGATCATTAGCATCAGATCAAGATGTTACAGATGCAGTAGCAGCTCTAGTAGACAGTGCTCCTGGTACATTAGATACACTGAATGAATTGGCAGCGGCATTAGGTGATGATCCTAATTTTGCAACTACAACAACAAACAATCTAGCAGGTAAACTTAATTTATCTGGCGGAACAATGACCGGTGATATTGACGGCGCAGGAAACAAAGTGCTATTTGCTAACGTCTACTCATCAACAGGTGATCTGCCAAGTGCTTCTACATATCACGGAATGTTTGCTCATGTGCATGGCACAGGTAAAGGCTACTTTGCTCATGCAGGTGCATGGGTTGAACTAGCTAATCAATCTGATCTAACTACAACAAACTCAAATGTAACAAATTTAACAAATAACAAACTAAATTTATCAGGCGGGACTATGACTGGCACATTAACACTAAGCGGTGCCCCTAGTAGTAATCTTCATGCAGCAACTAAAGCATACGTAGATACCGCAGTAGCAGGTGCTGGCGGCGGCAGTCTTGAACTACAATATGGTCAACATGGAGCATCCAATGCTACACTAAATCCAGGAGATACTGCGGTGATTAAATTATTAGGTGATTTATCAGGTAACAGTGTTGGCGTGGCATTGTCAAGAAATAATGACGGCAATGATAGACTAA